GGCACTCAAGGCACCCTAGGTGCACAAGGTGCAACAGGTGCTCAAGGAGCAACTGGTGCCCAGGGAACCCAAGGCACTCAAGGCACCACAGGAGCGCAAGGTGCTACAGGAGCCCAGGGTGTGCAGGGTACACAGGGTGTACAAGGCACACAGGGAACTACTGGCGCGCAAGGAGTACAGGGAGTCCAAGGCCTACAGGGTGTACAAGGTACTCTAGGTGTGCAGGGTGCTGCTGGTAACTTTGGCGGTGCTTCATTTGACTACACCTACAGCACAACTATCACCGCTTCAGATCCAGGTACTGGAAATGTTCGCTTTAACTCTTTGACTTTATCTTCTGCAACTGCGGTCTACTTAGACGCAAGTAACGATGCAGCAACAGATATCACATCCTTCCTTAATACTATCGGAACATCGACCTCTACAATCAAGGGTCACTTCCGTATGTCAAAGAAGTTTGACGATAACTCATTTGCGCTCTTTACAATCTCATCAGTTACAAACAACACTGGCTGGTTTACTGTAAGTGCATCTTACGTATCTGGCAACGGAACATTTGCAAATTCAGATGACATTGTTATCACATTTGCCCGTACAGGTGACAAGGGTGACACTGGTACACAGGGTGTACAAGGACCTACAGGTACACAGGGAACCCAAGGCACTCAGGGTACGCAAGGTACCCAAGGTACACAGGGAACTACTGGAGCCCAAGGAACACAAGGAACTCAAGGTCTACAGGGTCCTGGCGGTACATACGCTAACTCTGCTGCACTAGCAGCGGCTCTTAGCGATGAGACTGGTTCTGGTGCTGCTGTATTCGGTACAAGCCCAACTCTAAAGGGACCTATCTACTTCCAGAGCGGTGGCGGTGCTGGTGGATCTGCTAACACACTTGATGTTAACAATTCAACAGGAGCGGTAACTCTTACAAGCGGTTATCCACTCAACCTTACTGCAACAGGTGATGTGACAATCACAGCAACTGGTGGAGCAGCAAAGGTTGGCTCTGACACTATCGCAACTCTTACAGCGTCACAGACACTGACTAACAAGACACTCACTTATCCAGCAATTGACAATCTAAAGTTAGGTTATGCAACTACTGCAACAGCAGCGGGAACAACAACCCTCACTGTGTCAAGTGCTAGACAACAACTATTTACTGGTTCTACAACACAGACAATTGTTCTACCAGTAACAAGCACTCTGGCAACAGGTGTTAGTTACGAGATTGAGAACAACTCAACTGGTAACCTAACTGTTAACTCATCAGGCGGTAACTTAGTAGCAACAGTAATTTCTGGAACTACAGCACACGTCTTGTGTATTGGAACTACTCTGACTACTGCCGCTGATTGGGATGTTGATTTTATCGCTTTCAGTACTCTTAGCGGTACTGGCGCAAATGTATTAGGTACTGCACCATCGATCTCTAACTTAACTATCACTGGAACATTAACTGCAGGTGGTGGAGCAGGTACTAACGGCCAGGTACTAACATCTACAGGATCTGGAACTCAGTGGGCTGCGGCTGCATCTGATGCAACTCCTACAGTGTTGATGCTAGGTGGAATGTAATTAATTAAGTAGTTCAGTACTGCCACGATGTATCTGGCTGTACTGGGCTGCTTCTTGCAAAAATTTAATGGGGCGATATTTGCCTGGCTTCAGTGTGTAGGTAAAGAAGGTCTGCTTGTTATCTTCTTTCTTCATTCTGAAGTTAAAGATGTACCAATCTACTGGGCAGTTAATTCCTCTTGACTCGATGTCTGCAACCGCTTTGCGTGCTCCTGATTTGCTAACCATGTAACCAGCGCATGACCATTGCTGATAAGAGACGCAGACATTCTCTGCCCCTATGTTGTGGTCATTATCGTTGTAAGCGAATAAGGAATCATCAGGAACAAAGAACGAGAAGAAGTCCCAGTCAGCAGGTAACTCCCACATGTAGGTCTCTACTACAGTCTTAAAGTTCTTGCTCATAACAATGTCATCTTCAAACAAGACCAAGGTGTCGTAATCAGACTCTAAGAACTTCTTGTATGCAAGGTAGTTACTAGCCCACACACCAACCACACCAGCACTAGGTGGGAATGTCTCACCTGGTTGGCAGTAATCTTCAACGGTGTTGACCTTGAACTCTGGTCGTGTGTTTACAAAGTTCTCAACCTTGTCAACGGTATTGAGGTACATCGTTGGAGAACCTAGTCGTGGCAGAAAAGAAATGCCCTTGAGAATTCCTTCATAAGATTTATTACGGAGGTTATTTCCAGTATCAGTATGAAAGACTTCAAAGCAGGCATTACCTAGCATTTGATAAACCACATCTGATAGCCATCTTCTAGGCAGAGTATCTCCCCTTCACAGATGGAGAAGAAGGCATCAATGCCTCTCTTAGGCTCTAGGAACTCTTTACCGCCCTCTGTCCACCCGTAATCATCAAAGGCGATAACTCCACCCTTCTCAAGGACTTTGAAGGCGTTGAGGCCATCTAGGGCGGTCTGTAATGCTGTGTGATCTCCATCAATGTAGATGAAGTTATAGGTCTTGGTGTTGATGTTGAAGAACTCATCACTAGTCATCTTGTGCTTGATGACTCTAGGGTTATCACTAAATCGTGAGTCGTAATACTGCTCGACAGATGAGAAGTCTAGATCCTCGTGTTGATCTTCTTGGCTACCTTCCCAGGTGTCTACATCATCAATCGTTACAACAGTCCTGTTGTCTAGCAGCCACTGTGTGGCATCACCTGTGTAGGTGCCGATCTGTAGAGCACGGATAGGCTCACGAGGACATTTGCGATCAAAGTATGGAGATACATTCTTAAACCAGTTAGGAAACATATTAGAACAACTTCAAGTTGTTGATGCAGCCATTAACATACTCCTGCGACATCTCAACATTATCTAGTAGGTGATCAAACAACTCTTTACTCTCCTCTTTACGGCCTAGCCACCAGCCCGCTACAGCCTTCTCAAATAGTAGGACATAGGGTCCGTTGTACTCCACATACACGGGCAGTGGATTGTTATAGCCAGCAATGGTGTGCACCAGACCAATCTCTGCAAAGGTGTAGGCCTTCTGCCACTCCTTATTGCGCTCATGGATTCTGGAGATTAAGAAGTACGCCTCTGGTCGTCCAGGCAGCAGAGTAATAGCGTGCAGGATTGTCTGATACACAGTCGCATTGCGATCGCCCTGCTTTGAAAAGCACAGAGCCATTCGTAGCAGCGATGTGTAGGCAATGATCGGATGAGTCTTGTATCCACGATCTGCCGCTCTTAGATAGAAGCCAGCAGCAGATGCAAACTGCCCCTGATCAAAGTATGCGTTAGCAAGGGCGAAGTTCTTCTCTGGGTTGTAGGAGTCAAAGGAGACATCTACTGCAAGATCTTTAATTGACATATGTTTTTGCCTCCTCAATCAGTTCATTAACCACACTGTTAGGAACCTCTAATACAAAGGCTGAGTTGTCTTGCACACCAAAACTCACCAGCATATTGTCATTGATAACCGTTGCTCCTACGCAGAACTCAATAGGTGTATCCATAAATGCAAACTCTTTACTGAGCCCGACAAAGTTAAACTCTTTATCCCAGACAAGTAGTCGATGGCGATAGGTAGAGTCTTTCTGGTTGAGGTAATTTCTCCACAACTTTACTTCGTGAGTAATGCAGAGGTAGTAATCTCCCCACGCAATAACGTGAGAACCACCACGCTGGTCAATAGGTGGACGAGGCACGTTGTCATTGACTACAACCTGCTTTGTCTCTGGCTCATTAGGGTTAGACCACACCACCTCGGTAGGCATAGCCCACTTCACAAAGTGATACGGCTTATCAATGATGGGCATATGGTTCTTCTCACAATACGAAGTGGCCTCATGCAGCGGTGCAGGCATACGAACTCGTTGGACCTCTTTGACAGTCCAGTTCTTCTTGTCGATCTCTACCTTGCTGTACTCCATACGTCCAACGCCATTAGTCGTGGTATCACGACGAACACCGACCATGTAGTAGTCGCCATCCCACTGAACAACACGGGCATCTTCAAGACCAACAAACTCCCAGATAGGTTTGTGCAACTCCATCATCTCCACCTTGGTGTAGTTGATGACGTTGTAATCTTTGTCTAAGCGACAGAGGAAGTTGTTAGTTACAAGACGCTGGTCCTTCTCTGGATGCAGATAAGTAAGCGGCCCCCAAGGACTAAAGAAGCGCTTGTCATTCTCACTTATGTACAGCGTGTAGTTGACCTGGCGAAGGTTAACTAAGATGTCCCCATCATCGTCAATATAGACCGATGGATTCATAAGTCCTAGGCCATTACTGAGAGAGTTGGGTATGACTATGGGCGCTAATTTTCCGCCCTGAGAAACCGATTTCTGCACCAAATTCATGAGGTTACTTTAGCCCACATAAGGTTTCTGTACCAGTTAACCTATGTACATCCCCTTCGAAGGAGTCTAATTTTGGCAACAGCATACAAGGTTTTGGGTCAAGCAGCACCAGCGGCTACCACCCTCACAACTCTCTACACAGTACCTTCATCAACATCTACTGTTGGTTCTACCATCGTGATCTGCAACCAGGCAGCCTCTGCTGCTACCTACCGCATTGCGGTTAGCCCAGCAGGTGCGACAGCAGAAGCAAAGCACTACATCGTATACGGTGCGACTGTCGCAGCCTCAGATACGACCGCTTTGACTCTCGGAATTACTTTGGCCACAACAGATGTGGTTCGTGTATACGCTTCTACTGCAACTCTTTCATTCTCACTATTTGGCAGCGAAATTTCCTAATTAACTAGTTAGAGGTAACTTAAGTGACTATCACTAACAAGGTTTCATTAAAGAGCGTCATGGCGGGTAACACGCCTATTGCTGACGTTCCTGATGCGCCTACCATTGGAGCAGCAACTAACGTAGGAACATCTCGTGCCTACAATAACGGCTCTGC